ATGATCTAGAGCCTGTTAAAAATTTATTAACATTATCTATAACTTTTTGTGAAGTATCTACAACAGCATGACTATCAATTAAATCAATTTGACTTGCACCAGAATAAGGAGTTATGTTTGTGTCACAAATATCACCAGCAGTTTGCCAATCAGCATAATGCGAATCAAAATAAGTGTTAGCTATTCCCATTCCATATCTTTCATTGCGTAAATAATCTAATAATTGATAAACTGGGTTATCTGAATATTCCCAAGTGCTTGAAGTATCTTCTCTATGTGAGCCACTTCCTCCTGTTTTTGTTCCATCTAGATTAGGATTATAAATTTTTTTACCTTTAACTATAGCATTAACTGTTGGAATAGAGCCAAAAGCGTCAGAGTTCCATTCAAATCGTAATGACAAATAAGCAACACCTCTTAGTCTGTGATTACTTGTCCATGATGATAATGTACTTAATAAACTACAAGCTGTTTGATCGTCTGCTCCATAATGAGGTCTTACTTTTATAAGACTTTCTGAGTCTTTAAAATAATTTGAATCTGAACTAGCAACATTTCTTTCTGTATTATCAGATAAATCTCCATCAAAACTAACTTCATTATCATTAACAAATATAGAAGTAATATCATCAATTTCACCTTCGCCTAAAATTAATGCCATATATAAATACTGATTATCTGTTCCAGATGTTTCTAAAAAAGCTATTGTTCCCCCAACTTTTCTTGTTCCATAAATAACAGGTATCTGACCATTAGCGGCTGTCTTATTTAATAAAACACCTTTTGCTATATTTTCTGCTGTCGTATCAAAATTAAACTCTGGCTCATCTGGTTTTCTTAACCAAGTAAGAGCCATTGAAACAATAGATATAGTTGAAAGTATAGGCGATAAAAAAGGAATAAATTTTCCTATAACTTTTCCAACTGCTGGAGGAATAAAATTATTAAAAAAACTACCTAAACCCATTATTCTCTACCCCATCTAATATCTTGAACTGTTAATGCAGAAAATTCAAAACCTTTATCACCAGAAAAAAATCTTTGTTGCGAATTGTCGCTTGATCTTCTTCCAGAAACTTTTTCAAAATTACCCCAATGTGAAGTAATGCTTAATCCTATTCCAGCAGTTGATGTATCATCTTCTATTGAATACTGATCTATAAATCCTTCATATAATAAAAAAGGGTCAGCAATTAATCCATTTGTACTATTTAAAAATCCTCTAAATATTTGAACAGTATCATTTATAATATTTTCATTTAAAGCAATAGAAATATATGTTTGATCTACACCAGATAAACTTAAATTAAGTGAATTTTTAATTGGTTCTGCTCCTTCTTGAGTATTACCTACACCTAAAATATGCCCACTTGCAGAATATGTTCTTGAAGTTCCAGAAATACTTGAAGTTAAATCAAAACTACAATCAGTTAAATATAATGGTGTAGAAAAATTTAAGTGAATTAAATGAACAGGTTTTATACTTCCTGTTGCTAGTTCATTTTTTACAGCAGTTGTTAAACCTCTTGACATTATAAACTTTCAGTAACATCAAATTCATATTTAAATAATGGCTTACCTTCATTATTGCTAGTGTTAGCTTGAAACTCTTGAACATCACTATTTAAGTAAACAGTAAATGGTACACTATCATAAGTTACTGTTTCATCATCTGCTAATGCACTTCTTAAAGGTGGTTCTATTGTAACTGTAGCCGCATTACTTGATGAAGTTACATCAGCCATAATCATATAGACTTTAGAATGACCAGAAAATTTTATAAAATCTCCAGCCTTTAATCTTCCAGCACCATCAGCGTGAAACCCATCTATATCAATAGTTGTATCTCCAACAGCATGAACTCCATTAACATTAATAGTAGTATTTTCATTTCCCTGTGCGTTTAAATAGCTGGGGAAGGTTATAGTGAAGTTTTCTTTTTGTGATCGTTGTTTAATAATAAATGCTTGTATTGGTGCAAATGTAGATCGTGGCATTAATGGATAACTAACTGTAAAAGTCCATCTTTGACCATCTACTTGCCTTCTAAATGTTTTGCCACTATCAGTTGTTGAAACCAATGTTTTTTGTTGGCTTTTAATATTTATAGCGTCAAATGATGTATCTGGTAATGCTCCACTCATACTATTGCCATTCTTCCTTTTTCATTAACAGCACTATTAATCATATTTATTATGACTCCTCTACTATTAACTAATAATTCATTGAACCCTCTAGCATCAACTGTATTAATATTGAAGTTTACAGTTACTGGCTGACTATTACCCACTTTATTATTTGGAACTATTTTTCCAGAACCACTAGGTACAAACATTTCTGGACCTGTTTCTCCAACCATATATGCTTGATTTTTATTTACTGAACCACCGCCTTGCCTTCCTTGATATTGTTGTCTTGCTATTGTTGCAATTTGAACAGCACCTAACCCACCAATTATTGCGGCTAATGGGATTCCTATTGGACCCAACTTTAAAGCATTTGTTATACCTTGTGCAGTAGCCATAATTGCATCTTTAACTGCTAATGCTTTATTTATCATAAACATTTCACGATTATTTTTTGCTAATTCTGCAATTAATTCTCTACCTTTTTCCATAGTTAGTTTTTTTGTATTTTCTTTTAACTCAACCATTTTAGATTCATTTGCTAAAGCATCATCAAACATTTTTTGTTGATTATTTTTTGCTTGTTCTCTTTCATCTCTAAATGTTTGTAATGATAATCTTCTTCTTTGCATTGCAAATTCTTTGTAAACTTCCATAGTTCTTTGAAGTTGCTCTTCTTCTTTTTTTAATTGATCTGTAATTGCTTTCATTGGGTGTTCTTGATTTTCAAAAATTTCAATTAAATTTTTATTAGCTTCATGTGTTGCTAATAAAGTGCCATGTAAATCTCTATAATCTCCATCTAATAAACCGATATTTTCTTTTAAAATTTTTACTTTTTCAGTTTGATCTTTAACAGCATCTGTATTTTCATTATTTTTTATAATAACTTCATTTTGAACTTTCATATGTTCATTTTGACTATTTTTTAATGCTACATTTTGTTCTCTTAATGATCTTAATTTAACAATAGCGTCATTCATTGTTGCTGTATGTTCAGCTAGTGTTTCTTCTGATACTCCTACTTGTCCTTCAAAACTTTTAATGACTCCTTCTGCTGTTTTAAGTTCATTTTCATAATGTTTAATTAAAACATTATTATTTTCTATTGCTTCAGAAACATTATCAAAATCTTTTGGTAACTTTCCTAATGCTGATTGTATTTTATCAAATTGTGAAACTACTATTGCCGCTCCAGCAATAAATAAATTTCTTTTTATTGTTGCATTGAATAGTAACATTGATGAATTGGCTGTAGCTATTGCGGCTGACATTCCTAAAAACATTTTTGCAACTTTTATTCCTATAAAAAATTGCATAACATCTAAAAGTAAATCAATATTATCTTTTAAAAAAATAATTGCTTCAGCACCTGTGGTAACAGCTTGGGCTAAACCTTTTCCTATTGTAATTGCAAATTCTTCAATCGTTTCTGTATTTTCTGAAAGAAATTTATCTAAATCTCCAAATTGTTTTTTCAATTCTGAAAAAAATCCAGCTTCAAGAATTGTTTTTTTAAATGTAAAAAATTTATCACCAATCATTGAAAGAGTACCTTCAAATGTTTTAGCTAATTCTCCTGTTGCATCTCCAAATTTTCCGCCTTTACCAAATACTCTTTTAAATGCTTCTGCTGTTTCTTCTGCTGTAACTGTAGCACCAGCTTTAAATCCTAATAAATCTCTAACACCTTTTTCTCTAAATAAATCAGCACTTGCTATACCAGCAGATAATGAGCGTTGTATTTGTTCAGAAGCAGTTCTAAAATCTAGTCCTGTAACAGCCGCTACATTACCTGTAATTTCCATAATATTAGATAATTCATCAGCATCTTTTGAAACAACAGATAATACTCCAGCCCCTTGTTGTATTTGCTGTAAACTAAAAGGAACTTTAGAAGCAAATTTTGCCATATTATCAAAGGCTTTTGCTCCTTCTTCTGCACTACCAAATAAAAATTTAAGCCTAACTTGTAAACTTTCTATTTCCATTCCTGTTTTGACAAGACTACGAACTGCTAAACCAGCACCTAAACCAGCTAATGCGTTTCTAACATTAAATACAGCTTTTTTTACTCCATCTAAATTACCACGAACTTTATTTAAGGCTTGTTGAGATTTATCTCTAGCTATTATATCTATATTTACTTTTTTTGTAGCCATTAGCGGTTCATTCGTTGTTGTTGTTCGGCTCTATCATGTTGTATTTCAAAATAAGCCAGCCACATATTAAACTCTTGAACTGGCATTTGCAATACATCTCTAATAGACATATGCAATCGTTCAGCTAATGCTATGATAGAATATAGTTCTGGGTCTGAGTTTACTTTTTTTTAAGGTCTTGA